TCAGTGTGAGGGTGTGGGGCAGTTGGCACAGAGCTGACGGGGCTGGGCGGGCTGGCCGAACGGCTGGAAGGCTTGCGGGGGCTGGGTTTGCGGCGAAGGACTGCAAATTCCGGCCCTTTTTGCGTTTGGCACAAAATACTGCGGAAATGGGCGGGACTTAACGCGGGGCGGGCATTTGTGGGGCGATAGTTGGCACAAATGCACCCAGGAGCAGCGGCAGCGAGCAGTCGCTGCAGAGCGGGTTGAGTGCGGGCGACCAGTGGGAGCGGTGGGGCGGGGGCGGTGCCGGGTGGCGAGGCTGCGGTTCGACCTGGTGGGCGACCTGGTCGGGTGGTGGCGGTGGCTGATCGGGGCGGGAAGGGCGCCGGTCAGCTCGGCGATAAAGCGGCGCATGGCGTCGAGGCGCGGGGCGTGGTTGATGGTGACGTTGTGGTTATGGATGCCGCCATTGATGACCACGACGCTGGCCGGCCTGGGCGGGTCACCTGGATGCGTCTTTGGTGCTGCAATATCCTTGATGATGTCTTCGACCTCTACGGCCTTTTCTTGTTGTTTCATTGGAAAGCCCTGTAAACACGGCCCTATGCGGCCAGTCTGATGATGTTTGCCACCGTGTTCTCGGTGACGCCCTCCTCTTCCAGATAGTCGTAAATCGCCAGTAGCAACCTCCCTTTCTTCTCCGGTGCAATCTCTGCGTTGGCCTTGGCCAGGCCGCGTTCAATGGTCGCGAGCGCCAGATCCATGCGCTCGCGGTCGAGGATATCCGGCCCCCTGGTCGCGTCCGCCAGGTCGGCGAGCAGCATCGGGCCGTGGCCAGTTAGCAGCCAATTGGCGTTGATGCCAGCCAGCACGAATGCCTCCATGGCGTCCGTACTAGGGCCGCGCGTCCCCAGCTCATACCTCTGATACGAGCTAACTGGCAACCCCAACACCAAGGCTGCAGCGTCCTGCGACAGCTCTTTAGCGGCCCGCCAAGCCTTCAAACGCGTGTTCAAACCGTCCATATAAGCAATTCCTAATGCTGTGCACCAAGATGTGCACGGCCTGCTCGTGCACATCTTTCCTAAAGCCTTGATCCAGCAGCGAAAACAGCCAAACATCCCAAAAACATCCAAACGGCCAAGATGTGCACGGCCAAAGCGCTTGACAACACATCCGATGCCGTGTAATGTCTCCCACTCATACATCACACGGCATCGCTACCAGATGACAAAAACAGCCCAAAAAAAGACCGGTCCCGAGGACTGGCACCCGGCCGATATCGTGGCCGCCTTGCACAAGCGCGGCATCACCCTTCGCGCCCTCGCCAAGCAGCACGGACTGACCAGTCCGACGACGCTTTCAAAGGCGATGGCGCATTCCTACCCGGCCAGTGAGAAGCGGCTGGCCGATGCCGTGGGCATCCCTGTTCAGGAGATGTTCGCGGCCCGCTACCACCCCGACGGCACGCCAAAAGGGCGCGGCATTCGGGGGGCTCACGTGCTTCATTCTAGCGGTTCCCATTGTTAACACAATGCCAGAAACCGCACGAAGGAGTTGACATGAAAACTCAATTGGACGTGCTGACCCGTGACCTGTTCGAGGTCCCCGTGGAGCTCAATCCGACCCCCGGAGCGCTGGACTGTGGTGACACGATCCGGCACGTACTGGCCGATCTGATCAAGCGCGCGCCGCACTCGCGGGCCGAGATCGCCGAGCAGATGAGCCTGCTCACCGGCAAGAAAATAACCGACCACAGCCTGGACTCCTGGACGGCCGACAGCCGCGAAGGATGGCGCTTTCCATTGGAATATCTGCCGGCCTTCGAGGTGGCTACCGAGACGCGCGAACTGACCGCCTGGATGGCCGATTTGCGCGGCTGCCGGGTGCTGGTCGGCAAGGACGTTCTGGACGCCGAAATCGGCAAGCTGGAGCGCATGAAGGAAGACGCCGGCCGGCGCATCCGGCAGCTCAAGAACGTGATTGGAGGGATGCAATGAGCACCAAGGATATCGCACAGGCGCTGTTCGCCGAGGCCTTCTCGGCGGTCCGCCAGCCGCGCAGCGGCCCCTACCAGCTCGGGTGCATCAACTACCTGCGGTTGAAGCTGGATGGCGTCAAGTCGGCGTGCCCGTTCAGGGCTGGAAGCGCCAAATGTGACGCCTACCTGGCGGGCGTTGATGAGGGGCGGGCGATCCTGCGGGAGCACCGCGCCCGGATGCCGCACGAGGCGCTTGTCTCGTGGGCTGGTCGCATGGCCGCCTTGTCCAGCGAGGGGCTTCGGCTCCATGCCGCCAAGGTGGAAGAACTGGAAGGCGCTGCGAAGCGGTTCTACGAATCGTTTCCAGTTTCCCCAGTGAGCCACTCCGCGACGCTGCCCATAAACCAATCCAAATGATCGCCAACCTCGTGACTCTCTTCATTTCTGTACTTCATCGAGGCAATGCGCACCTTGCTTGCAAACCGATCAGAGAAAGCGGGGCCGTTGGCCTCGCAAACCTCCGTGATGAGGCAGTAGAGCAGGGTGTGATGGGCTTCACGTTGAACAGCAGCCATAAATCTCAGTTCGGTTTCATCCATGAGGGGTCTCCAGTGAAGTTGATTGACATGCAGATTGCGAGCCTGCGTGCTCAGTTTAACGCCGCTGGCTGGCCCCTCACCCCAGCAGGAGCACGGTCATGAATGCCCCGCTCCCCCTGGCCGCCGAGGCCATCACCATGGCCGACATTTCCGCCGCGCTGCGCCTGCATCGCACCAGTGTTTTACGGCGCAGCGAGAAGGACGGCTGGCCCTTTGAAGAGGCCTGCATCCGCGGCGGTCGCCAGCGCCTCTACCCCCTGGCCACCCTCCCCGAAGACGTCGCCAAGGCCCTCGCCAACCACCGCAAAGTGTCGCAAGAGGCGCAGAAAGGCGCCCGCATGCGCGCCCTGACCACCATGCTCGCCGAGTTCGAGTGTGCCGAGCTGGCCGCCGAGGCTGAGCGCCGGCAGAAGGGCGAAGCCATCCTGCGCGACCTGGCCGGCGGACTGTCCGCGCACGAGTCCCTGTCGATGGCCGCGCACTGCGAGATTGCCGAGAGCTGGACGGTGTGGTTCCACAAGGCGCAGCCGCTGCGCAAGTCCGCCAGCTGGGTGCCTTATGCCAACGCCTACAACGCCCAGGAAGTGCCGATATCGAAGGCCGTGCGCGCGGCATACGAGGTGATCTCGCCGCGCTCCGTGCAGCGCTGGGTGCTCGCTCACCAGGCCGAGAACATCGGCGTGCTGGTCGATCGCCGCAACGGCTGCGCGCTGCGCGGCAAGACCTACTTTTCCGCCGTGCCGCTGCTCGCCGCCGCCGCCCGCAAGCTCTTGATCGACCGCCCCGGCATCCGCACCGGCCAGCTCCACGTCCTACTCAAAACCGCGTCAATCGACCGTGAAACCGGCGAGCAACTTTTCACCGCGCCGAGCTACGACCAGGTGCGTCGCTACCAGCAGACGTGGATCGAGCAGAACCGCGAACTCTACCTGCAGGCCACCAACCCCGACGCCTGGAAGAACAGCTGCCTGCTCGCCTTCGGCAGCCTCTCCGAGGACGTCACCGCACTGAACGGCCGCTGGGAAATGGACGCCACGCCGGCCGACTGGCTGCTGCTCGATACCGACGGCAAGAAGCGCCGCTACACCGTCAGCGTGATTATTGACGTCTGGAGCCGGCGCATGCTCGTCGTCGTCGCGCGCACTCCCAAGACCCAGACCCACTGCCACGCCATCCGCCTGGCGCTACTCCTCTGGGGCGTGCCCAAGGAGATCGTCACAGACAACGGCCAGGACTACCAGTCGCACCACTTCAAGCAGGTGCTGCGGGCGCTGTCGATCGAGCACCTCACCACCCACCCCTTCAGCCCCGAAGAAAAGCCGCACGTCGAGCGCGTCATCGGCACCCTCAACCACTCCATCCTGGAGCTCCTGCCCAACTTTGCCGGGCACAGCGTCGCCGACCGCAAGGCCATCGAAGCGCGCCGCTCGTTCGCCGACCGGCTGGCCAAGCGCGGCGAGCTGGCCGACTTCTCGGCCGTCTGCGAGGGCGCCTTCTCCGGCGAGCAGCTGCAGACCACCATCAACACCTGGATCGCCGGCATCTACGAGCAGCGCCCGCACGGCGCGCTCGGCTGCAGCCCCTTTGCCAAGGCCGCTTCCTGGCAGGGCGACGTGGCGCGCATCGCCGACGAACGCAGCCTCGATATCCTGCTCGCCAAGCCCGCCGGCAGCGGTCAGCGCACCCTACAGAAGAAGGGCATTGCCCTCGACGGCACCTGGTTCATCGCCCCCGAGCTGGCACGTATCGACGTCGGCAGCGTGCTCGACATCTACGAGACCACCGATCTCGGCCGCGTCGTCGTCTATTGGCGCAAGAACTTCCTGTGCATCGCCGAAGCCCCCGAGCGCACCGGCGCCGACCGTCAGGCCATCGCCGCCACCGCCCGTATCGTCCAGGCCGAACGCAACGCCGCCGGCCGCAAGGCCGCCCGAGCCGACCGCAAGGGCCTGATCTCCACCGAAGAGCTGCTCGCCCGTCACCTCGCCGACCAGGCCGCCGCTGCCGGCAAGCTGGTGATTGGTGGCTTCGGCGCCAAGACCCGCACGCACACCAGCCACGGCCTCGACCAAGCCGCCGAAGCTCGGCAAGTTCTGGACGGCCCGCAGCCCTCCAGCCGCGCCGCCCAGCTTTCCGCACTCGCCGCCAAGGCCATGGCCGAAGCCCCGACCAACGTCGCCGCCCTGCCCAGCGCCGAAGCGCACGCGACACCACTCGCCGGCATGACGAACCGCGAGAAATACGAGCTGTGGGGACAGTACGACGCCCTGGTGAAAGCGCACGGCGGCGACGTGGAAGTCCTCGGCGAAGCCTGGCAGCGCCGCTTTTACGTCGGTTTCCCGACAACCCCGATATTTCGCGCCGAGGCCAACCTCGCCAAGGCCAGAAAAGAAACGGGCGCCCGCTGAAGACAGGCGCCCGACATGCAACGAGTGGCAAGCAGTACTCACCACTCCCAACTGGAGCTCGCATCATGACACAAAGCGCAACACCGTACCAAGCCCAACAGGCCACCCCCAGCGGCGGCCAGATCGCCCCGCTGGCCAACATCGGCGTGATGGAGCAGGCCATCTATCGCCTCTCCGGCCGTGGCCCCAACGACCCCGGCATGATGGTCGTCAGCGGCCCCAGCGGCTACGGCAAGAGCGTCGCCGCCGCCTGGGCGCGCGCCCGCCATCGCGCCTACTACCTGCAGCTCGACGACTTCATCACCAAGAAAAGCCTGCTCGTCAATCTCTGCAAGGTGCTCGGTCTCGAACCCAAGGGCGCCACCTGGGAGCTGATCGATATCGTTGCCGCGCAGCTGCACCAGGCGCGCCGGCCGCTGATCATCGACGAGTTCGACTTCATCGTCGACAAGGCCATGGTGATGTCCGTCTTCAGCCTCTACGAGAAGAGCCGCGCCAGCATCATCCTCGTCGGCGAGGAAGCCATGCCCGCCAAGCTCGCGAAGTGGGAAAAGTTCGACGGCCGCGTGCTCGACACCCTCTACGCCGAAGCCGTCGGCCTTGACGACGCCCGCGTCCTGGCCCGCCACAAGTTCCCCGACTTCCCCATCGCCGACGACCTCCTCGCCCACCTGGTCAAGATCGCCAACGGCAGCGTGCGCCGGGTGAACAACAACCTCGGCATCATCCACGGCACCGGCATGGGGGAAGGCTGGGACGGCTGCGACCTCAACCGCTGGGGCGATCGCCAGCTCCAGCAGGCCGGCGTCAAGCGGAGGGTTCGCTGATGAGCCGCCAGCCCGCAGTCGTCGAGCTCGCCGGCGGCAAGAGCACCCGGCAGCGCATCTGGGAAGCCATGCGCCGCGCCGAAGCCAACGGCCCGCAGACCTACAGCACCGAGACCCTGTCGCGGCTGTGCAAGGTCGAAATGGAGCCCGTGCGCGAATACCTCAAAGCCCTTACCGCCGCCGGCTTCGTCGTGCTCGCCCACGAGGCCCGCGAAGGCGGGCGCGTTAAATATTACTGGGCCTTAAACAGGAATGCCGGCGTCGAAGCCCCCCGGGTGCGCCGCGACGGCAGCGAAGTCACCCAAGGTCACGGCACCGAGGCCATGTGGGCGGCGATGACCGCGCTCGACAACTTCACCCACCACTTCGTTGCCCACATCGCCGACGTCAAGCCCGGCACCGCCGCCACCTATTGCAGCCTGCTCGGCAAGGCCGGCTACCTGGATGTGATCGAGCCCGGCAAGGGCACCGGCAAGGGCGGCATCGCCACCGTCTGGGCCGTCGCCCAGGCCCACCGCGCCAAGCCGCGCGCGCCGATGATCACTCGCCTCAAGGTCATTTACGACCCCAACATCCACAAGCTCGTGCGCCTCGAAGGCGCCAACGAAGCGGCCGACCAGGTCGAGCGCGGCGAGGTGGTCGAATGAGCCACAAGCCCATCTCCCAGCACTACGCCGAGTACATGGAAGAGCGCTGGTTCGCCATCCTCTGCGATGCCGTTGCGTCCGACCCGCGCGGCCGGCAGGGCGTCGCCGAGCGCCTCGGCCAGGGCTGCGGCCGTGCCGCCCTGTCGCTGGTCATCAACGGCAACTACCCGGCCCGGCCCGACAACATCGCCCGGCGCGTGCTCGAAATCTTCGACCGCTACCGCTGCCCCTACCTCGGCGTCGACGTGCAGGCCTCGTTCTGCCTCGAAACCAACGCCGCCCCCGTGCCCACCTGGGACCCGGCCGCCCTCGACCTGCGCCGCCGCTGCCAGACCTGCGAGCACCGCCCCGGTGGCGCCGCTCAGCCCAGCGACCCGCCAAGGCCCAGGCCGCCGCAACCGCACTACAGCAAGCCATCCACCACGCCACGCCAGCCAGAGGAGATCGACGCATGAATAACACCGCTGCCCCAGCCATTACAGTCCACGGCGTCACGCGCATTCGCGCCCGCTCCCGCAAGGCTCTTGCCGATCGCCCGTCCGTCGCCCTGCTGGCAAAAATGGCCAGCCAGCTCGACACCCTCAAGAACGTCTTTGGTGACGCCATCGACAAGGCCGCTCTGCGCGATGCCGTACAGCTGATGCACGACGTCGCCCTCTCGCACGACGACGCCGGCAACTACGGCGTCTATGCCGTCGAGCAGCTCGCCGCCGACGTCCTCGCCGAGTCCGGCGCCTTCCGCGAAGGCGTCTGTGCAGAGGAGGGCACCTGGTGAGCGCCATGGAAAAACAGGCCTCGACCCTGCCCACCGTCGAAAGCCAGGTGCGCCGCGCCCGACTCGCCCACCTCCACTGCCTACGCCGCGACGCCGGCTGGAGCGAAGACGAGTACCGCACCGTGCTGGAAATCCGCACCGGCAAGCGCAGCGCTGCGGATCTCGACCTCGCCACCCTCGGCAAGCTCATCGATGACCTTGCCCCGCTCATCCAGCGCCGCCCTGGCGATTCCACCAAGCCCGCCAAGGCCAGGGTCGCCGGCGACTGGGGCTTCGTCGACAAGGCCAGCGAAGAAAAGCGCCCGTTGCTGCGCAAGATATTCGCCACCTGCCGCGCCCTCGGCGCCGGACGAACCTATGCCGAAGGCGTCGCCAAGCGCCAGTCCGGCGGCCTCACCAGGCGCCTGGAAATGATGAGCTTCGAGGAGCTGCACAAAGTCGCCGCCGCCCTCGTCGCCACCCAGCGCAGCAAGGCCAAGGCCGCCAGGGAAGCCGCCGCCGGCACAGCAGCCGCAGCCACCACGTCCACCCCCCCACGCCAGAGAAGGAGTCAATCATGAACGGCATCGTCATCGGCTTCCCACTGCCCGCAGCCGCCGCGGCCCCAGCCGCCGTTCCAGGTCTCACCGGACCGGCGACAGGCCTCTGGCGCATCCGCCCCAACGGCCTGCAGATGGACTTTGCCACCGTCCTCTCCAAGCTCGAACGCACCCAGCGCTGGCTCGACCGCAACCGCATAGAGATCATGGCCTTCTCCGCCAGCACCCTGCGCGGCGCCACCGTCTGCGTGCGCGACTGCCCGCGCCTGCACCAGCTGCTCAAGGACGAAATGCACAGCACCGGCCACAAGCAGCTCGCTGGCGTGCGCTTCGAGCAATGGCAAGCCCGCGACCCATCCACCGGCGTCACCATCGTCTGGGACGAAGAACGGCGGGAAGGAGGGCGGCCATGATCGCCTCGTCACCGCTCGGCGCCGCCGCCCCCTACGTGCTGCTCGGCATCCTCGTCGGCTGGCTGCTCGGCCTGCTCATCTGCGTTTTTTGCCGTTTCTGGATGCGCTTCTGGTATGCCGCCGACCAGTGTAATTACCAGGGCCTGGTCTGGACCGTCGCCTGGAACAAGGCCTGTAGGAGATACCCATGACTGCCGGCACCCGGCGCACCTGGACCCCGCAAGAAGACGCCACGATGCTCGACTGGCGTGAAGACGGCATGCTCCTAAATGAAATCGCCGCACGTCTGGGCACCAACCGCACCAGCATCAGCAGCCGCCGGCCTGCCGCCGCCGCTACCCAGCCGCTCGCGCTCGGAGCTTCCAGCACCCACTCACCCCAGCAAGCCCGGCGGCCGCAAGTGCCTGGGCTGCGGCTTCCTCTTCGCCAGCGCGCATGCCGGCAACCGTCTCTGCGACCGCTGCAAGCGGGTCGCCAAGCGCGTCAGCGCTGGCTGACAGGCATTGGAGAGGCGTCATGTGGCAAGTGCTGAAAGCAATCATCTGGGGCGCCCTGTGGGTCTGCGGCATCAAGCTCTTCGACGAGGCGCTGATGCTCGAAGGCGGCTGGCTGATGTGTGGCGGCGCCTGCACCTTCATCGCCTGCCAGACCATCACCGGCGACCTCTTTGATTAACCCCGCACCCCAACAAAACCACCCACCCACGAAAGGAAAGCCCCATGACCACCCCCGCAGTGCTCCCCAAAGGCTACATGCAAGACGCCGCCGGCCGCCTCGTGCCCGCCGAGACCGTCAAGGCCATCGACATCGAGCGCGACAAGCTCGTCGCCGACATCGTCGCCAAGGCCAAGACCCTCAGCAGCCAGATCGCCACCTTCAAGGGCGCCGCCTTCGGCGATATCGGCGCCTTCGTCGAGCTCTCCGCCGAGCAGTACGGCACCCGCGTCGGCGGCAACAAGGGCAACGTTACCCTGATGAGCTTCGACGGCCGCTACAAGGTCCTGCGCGCCATCTCCGAGCACCTGCGCTTCGACGAACGCCTCATGGCCGCCAAGGCCCTCATCGATGAGTGCATCCACGACTGGGCGCAAGGCAGCACCCCCGAGCTGCAGGTGCTCGTCAATGACGCCTTCAACGTCGACAAGCAGGGCAACATCAACACCGTCCGCGTCCTCGCCCTGCGCCGCCTGGAGATCGCCGACGAGCGCTGGCAGCTGGCCATGAAAGCCATTTCAGAAAGCATCCAGGTCGTCGGCAGCAAGACCTACCTGCGCATCTACGAGCGCGACGTCAAGGGCGAGTACCAGCCGATCGCCCTGGACGTGTCGACAGCCTGAGCCATGAAGGCAGATTCCAACGGAACGAAAACCGAGCAGTTCCGGGCCAGCATTGCTTGGAAAACCGCAGCTCAGCTGCGCAGGAATGGCCAGGTCTTAGGGCCTGAGCAGACCTGCATTGGCTGCGACTTCTCTGAAATACGGCTGTTCACCAAAGGAGACGAGAGCATCGGTTCTTCTCTGCGCTGCGCCCATCTATTGACGCCCGCGCCAGCGGGAATGGCGACGCGCGAATCCGCCAGGTGCGACAAGTATCAACGGAAAGTGCCATGAACGCCCCGGCGCTCTCAAAGGTCGGCCCTGCCGCAACCCTGGCAGCGCCGGACCCGCAGCACCCCGACCACGCCCAGCCGCCAGACGTCGAGCAAGCCATCGCCGCCTGGATCACCCACCACGGCGACGACAGCCTCGGCAGCTGTGCCGCCGACGAATGCGTGTTTTTCCTCCACCTTTGAAAGGAGTCACCCCATGAAAACCGACGAACTCATCCGCACCGTCGCCAACGTCAGCGGCATCGCCCAGGGCGTCGTCAAGGACGTCCTCGAAACCGCCGCCGACGTCATCTCCGAGACCCTCGGCACCACCAAGGAAGAAAGCGTCACCGTGCCCGGCTTCGGCAAGTTCCACGCCCGCAGCCGCCTGCCGCGCCTTGGCCGCAACCCCAAGACCGGCGCCGAATGCAGCATCCCCGGCCGGCGCGTCGCCAAGTTCGTGCCCGGCAAGCGCTTTCGCGACTGGGTCGCCGGCAACCCCTGAGCCAGCGCCCATCGCCCGCCCATCGCCCGCCCCACCGTCGCCACCGTGCCCACTGCCAGGAGTCCACCATGCTTACCACCGCCCACACCAAGCGCCCACCGCCCGAAAAACTCCCCCTCACCCCGCGCCAGCTACGCCTCGTCTACCCGATGACCCAGCAGCCGCCCGCCCAGGCCCTGGCCAACGTCATCGCCGCCTACCTCATCTGGCCGTGGTGCATCCTCGAAGTCGCCGCCATCGCCTATGCCGACACCTTTGCCGCCGTCCATCGCCCCGTCGGCCGGCCGAGCATCGGCCGCCGCGGGCAGCGCCTGTAAGGAACGCGCCATGAGCACCATGCCCACCCGCCGCCACACCGACCCCGCCAACCCCGCGCAGCCCGCCCGGCTGACGGTTGGCGAGCCGGGCCTGGCCATCATTCGCCGCTTCGATCCCTTCCGTCCCGAGCCATACCTGCACCGCAATGGCTACCACGCCATCGGCTACGGCCACCGCGTCCACCCCCACGAGATCTTCATGCTCTGCCCGCCGATCGCCCGCTCCGAGGCCGAAGTCCTGCTTGAGCGGGACCTCTCGCCGATCGCGCTGTACCTGAACGCGACGACTCGGGTCGTTCTTGCCCAGCACGAGTTCGACGCCCTGGTTAGCCTGATTTTCGATATCGGCATCCGCGCCTTCGAGCGCTCGCCGCTGCGCGCTTTCCTCAACAAAGGGGAGAGTGCCTCTGCGGTCGCCCAGATCTTCCGCTTCAACGATAGCAGCCCCGCCCGGGACCCCAGCTACCCCGTCCACCTGCGCCGCGAGGCCGAAGCGCGCCTGTTCATCGGGCCGCCCGCAAAATGAACGCCCCCCAGCCAGCCGCCGAGCCACGCCTAGCCCGCATCGACGCCCTCGCCACCGACAATCTCCCCGCCTCGGTGCGCGAGATGATCGCCCTCGTCGGCCTGGCGCCCACCCTCGCGCTGGTCAATGCCTTTCCCGGTCAAATCCTCTGCGTGCCCACCGGCGACAAGCTCAACAGCCAGGCCCGCCTGCGCCTGGTCGCCCTCATCGGCGACCAGGCCACTGCCGCGCTGACCAGCAACTACGGCGGCCAGCGCCTGCCCATCCCGCGCTGCGCCGCTGCCATGCGCGACATCCGCGACCGCCAGATCATCGCCGCCTACGGCCAGGGCGTGCGCGTCGCCCAGCTCACCGCCGACTACCTGCTCACCGACCGCCAGATCCGCAGCATCCTCAAGCGCACCCCCGGCCAGACCATCGGCGGCCTGGACACCGACCAGGTGCGCCAGCTCGGGCTGTTCGAGGGCTGAAGCGCCGCTATGGTCACCCTGTTGACAATTCGTTTCTTCCGGGCTTACGATCCTCATGTCGCGGCAGATGTCGCGACCGGGTTTGGCGACCCGGAATTACAGGCGGACGTACCGCCCAGAGCGGTTTTTTTACGTCCGTTGCGTGGCTCTCCCAGTTTCGGGCGGGCCGTGCGGGAGGGCTTCGGCCCTGCCGGTGCCTGTATCCGGTTCGCCAACCTGCACGGTTCCGCCCCCCTCGTTTGGCGACGAGGAGGCGGATTTCAAGACCGCTATACAGGAGTATTGCCATGCACCATCCTCCCCCCGTGCCCGCGGCGCCCAGCCGCGAACCCCTCTCCCTGCAAGCCGGCCGCCTCGCCTCCGTCGCCGTTGCCGCCAATCTCGCATTGGCGCGCACCAGCCTCCCGGACCCGATCGCCGCCCAATGCCTTGCGCTCGACCTGCTCGACGTCGTCGACATCCTCGCCAGGCGACTGGCCAGCGACGCCGCCGAAATTCAAGCCCAACTGGAAGGAGTACCCGCATGAACCCCATGACTGAAGTCAAATTTCACACTACCGCTATTCGGATCTTCCCTACTGAAGACGGTGACAGCTTCTGGGTCCTGGCCAAGGACGTTTCAGACGCTCTCGGCTACCGTGAAGCAAAGGATTTTGCCCGCCTTGTCCCGGACGAATACAAGGGTCGGCGTTCAGTGCCGACCCCTGGCGGCACCCAGGACATGCTGGTTATTCACGAGCGCGGCCTGTACCGCGGCATCCTGCGCAGCGACAAGCCGCAGGCCGCCCCGTTTATCGACTGGGTTACCGAAGAGGTGCTGCCGTCTATTCGGAGAACCGGCGCCTACGTCAAGCCCGGCGTCGAAGCGGCGTCCTTCAACATCTCCCTAGCGCAGGAGATCGGCAAGATGCGCGACCAGATGGTCCTGCTCACCGGCCAGGTGATCGACGTCCACCGCCTGCTCGACAGCGCCCGCGTCGGCCACCTCCGGGCCGAAGCGCGCATTGCCCGGCTGCTCGAGCAGGACCGCCGCCGCCTCGTTGCCCAGGAAAAGCGCGACGCCGCCGAGACCATGCTGCGCATGGAAGCCGCCGGAAGCCCGCGCGCCGATATCGTTCGCGCTACCGGCAGAAGCTTCGCCCACGTCCGCCAGGTGATCTGGCAGGCCCGCCGCGATGGCCTCCTGCCACCCAAGCCGGAAACCGCCGACCAGGTCGAACCACAAATGGACTTTGAGTTCTCGCTGGGGTAGATTATTCAGCCTGTCACGCACTCCTTCCAGCCCCGCTCCGGCGGGGTTTTTTTATGGCTGGACTGAAGCGCTTCAAACCAATCCCGCCCCGCGCGCGCGCATAAACTCGGCGCAACGTCTCATTAACTGCCGATTAACTGCGACTAAAACGCCGCCATGAAAGCCCCCATTATGACCGACTTCTACGACCGCGCCTCGGACCGCGAGCAGGAACTGCGCGACGACGCCATAGCCGCCCAGCGCCGCCGCACTTCCGCCGACCAGGGCACGCCATCCGCCGAGTTCTGCCGCATTTGCGAAGGCCCCATCCCAGATGCCCGCCGCGAGCACGTTCCCGGCGTACAAACATGCGTAGATTGCCAGAATAACCTCGAAATCGCGCTTAACCGCAACGGAGGGCGCCGCTAATGGACCTGGCATTTTCGGAAGTCGCTACTGCCACGCAGCTCGCCGGTATGCTCGGCCTGGCCGCCTATACCTATCTTGGCGACCGTAACAAGGTCACCGAGGCCGCCATGGCGGACCTGAAAGCCCAGCTCACTGCCAAGACCGACTACCTCGACGAGCGCATCCGCGCGGTGGAAGCCGCTACCGGCAACCAGCCCACCCACCGCGACATCGCCGCCCTCTACGAATCCATCAACACCCTGGCCAACACCGTCAACCAGCTGGTCGGTGAAACGAAGGTGCAAAGCGACATGCTGCGCATGCTCATCAACCGCGAAGTCAACAAGGCGCATCACTCATGACCGAAAACGACAAGCGGCGCGCCACCAGCCTGCTCGCCACCCTGTTATTCCGCAATGGCACCTGCAACGCCCGCGACCTGCGCAAGGACATGGAGCAGGTGCACGGCATCGTCGCCACCCTCGACCGCGTGCGCGCCGACCTCGCCTGGCTCGACGACGTCGGCCTGGTCGAGTTCAGCCCCGATATCGACATCGCCATGCTCAACGAAGAAGGCCGCGACGTCGTCGCCGGTCGCCGCAGGATGCCCTAATGGCCCACAGCCCCGAGAAGAAGATGGAGCTGCGCGCCGCCTACATCGGCGGCCTGCCGCTCGAACAGGCCGCCGAAAAGGTCGGCGTGCCCGCCGGCACCGCCCGCAACTGGTATCGCGAAGCCCGCGACGGCTCAGATGACTGGGACAAGTTCCAGCGCGCCTCGCTGCTCGTCTCCGGCGGCGGCATCGAGCAGGCCCTCGGCCGCCTCATCGCCGCCGGCCTGCTGCGTTGCGAGTCCCTGCTGGAAAAGACGCAAGCCTGCGAAGACCCGGTGGAAGGCGTCAAATCCATGGCCGTGCTCGCCGACACCGTCGCCAAGCTCAATGCCGCCAGCAAGAACATGATGCCCGCCACCGATCGCCTCGCCGTGGCCATGGACCTCATCAAGCGCCTCGACACCTTCGTCCGCGACCACGCCCCCCAGCACGCCCCGGCGTTTGCGGAGATCCTGCCGCCCTTCGGTCAGGAGGTGGCGAAGGCTTATGGGTAAGAGTGCAGAGATGTCGGATGAAACAGCGCAAGCGCTCGGTGTGATTATGGGTCTTTGCATCGCCGCCACAGTCGAGGCCAACGCCGGCGCCAAAGGACTTGTCGTTCAATATCTGGATAGTCTGGATGCCGAGCAAAAACGACTGGCCTATGCCTTCCGAGACAAGATGAATGAGAGCGTAGTCGTCGCCCTCGCCGCCGTACAGAAAGACATGGCAGCTCAGCCGCAAGGGTGCAGTGGTGGCCTCCACTAACCAAACCACCCCCCGCGAGTTCCTCGACGAACTCGCCGAGATCGCCCGCGCCGCCCGCGTCGCCATCGAGGCCAGCCAGATCGGCCTCGACCCCTCGCCGGCGGCCCGCGCCGAGCGTCGCCGCCGCGTGCTGCTGCACGGCGACTTCGAGTTCTTCTGCTACACCTACCTGGCGCACCACATCCGCCCGCCGGCCTCCAACTTCCACCGCCACTTCTTTGCCCGCTTCCCGCAGATTCTCGACAAGCCGACCGGCGCCAAGGAGTGGTGGATCGCCCCCCGTGGCGAAGCCAAGTCCTCACTGCTGACCAAGGTCGGCCCGGTGTGGTGTGCCGTGCGCGCCCTGCTGCAGCGCCCGGCCATCTGCACGGAAATCGGCTGGCAGGCCCCGCGCCCCTACTTCATCGACTACGTCACCCTGCTCGGCGCCGAGACAAAACTGCCGACAAAATTGCTCGAAGTGGTCAAAACCGAGCTGCAATTTAACGCCGGCTTGGCGCTCGACTTCCCCGAGGCCTGCGGCCCCAGCAAGCAATGGAAGATCGGCGAGTTCACCGCCCGCTCCGGTGTCAAGTTCGAGGCCTTCGGCGCCGAGCAGGCCATCCGCGGCACCTTCCACGGCGCCAGCCGCCCGAAGCTTCTGCTCGGTGATGACCTGATCACCGACAAAGAGGCCAAGAGCCCCACCGAGCGCGAGAACAGGTGGGACTGGCTGGAGAAGGCCGTCGACTTCCTCGGCCCGCCGGACGGCACGGTCAAGTTCGTCGGCGTCGGCACCATCCTGAATAAAGACGACCCGATCAGCCGCGCCAAGGCCGCCATCGGTCACCTGGTGCATCACTTCCGCGCCATCGAGAAGCTGCCCGAAGCCATGGATCTCTGGGAGCGCTGCCAGTCGATCATGCTCAATGACGACAAGCCGGCCGAGACCGCCGCCGCCGAACAGGGCGAAGTGCTCGAAGAACACCAGCTGCCCTCGTACCGCTTCTACGCTGCCAACCGCGCCGCCATGGACGCCGGCGCCGAGATCTCGTGGCCGCAGGTGCGCTCGCTGTACTGGCTGATGCGCCAGCGCGCCAAGAACATCCGCGCCTTCGGTACCGAGATGCAGGGCGAGCCGCGCAGTGACGAAGACAAGGTGTTCACCCCCATCCGCTTTCACGTCGGCCGGCGCACCGAGTGGATCATCTTCGGCGCCTGCGACCCCTCCATGGGCCGCGGCGAGCACTCCGACCCCTCGGCCCTGCTGGCCGGCGCCTGGGACCGCGAGCACCAGCGCCTGCATGTCATCGAGGCGAGCATCAAGCGCCGCCTGCCCAGCAAGCTGGAAGCCGATTTGATCGACTTTCAGCGCGAATACCGCTGTCAGGCCATCGGCTTCGAGAACAACGGCGCCTTCGAGCACAGCCGCCAGACCTTCGTCGCCGCCGGCATGGCCAAGCAGGTCCCCTTGCCCTTGATCGGCCTCACCGCCACCGTCGAGCAGGCCCTGCGCATCGAGGCCCTGGAGCCCTACATCACCGACGCCTTCGAGCCGCGCATCCTCTTCAACCCCGCCCTGACCCTGCTGCTGGCCGAGCTCGACAGCTACCCCGAGAAGCAGGCCAGCCACCACTACGACGGCCTCTGCGCGCTCTACATCCTGTGGGAGATCGCCAGCACCCGCGGCGCCGGCGCCGGCGCCTACGGCTTCGAGACCGTCGCCCGGCGCGGCGGCTTCAGTGGCGGCGGCAGCAGCAGCGGCAGCGGGCGCCGTGGCGATGATGACTACGGCAGCAACAGATCCAGGAGAATGTTCTGATGGCCACCACCCACAAGCTTGTCGACCAATACGGCCAGCCCATCGACCGCGCCGTGCTCAGCGAGCCGCAGACCGCGCGCATCGGCAGCCTGGAGAATCAGTACCTGCGCCCGATGCTCGACGGCCTCACGCCGGCGCGCCTGGCCAACACCCTGCGCGACGCCGACAACGGCGACCTCATCGCCCAGCACCGCCTCTTCGCCGACATGGAAGAGCGCGACGCCCACCTCTATGCCGAGATCACCAAGCGCAAGCTGGCGATCCTCAGCCTGGACTGGTCCATTGTGCCGCCGCGCAACGCCAGCGCCGCCGAGCAGAAAAACGCCGAGTGGCTGGAGGAAGTGCTCAACGACGCCGCCGACCCGATCGAGGACTTGTTCCTGTCGCTGATGGACGGCATCGGCCACGGCTTTGCCGCCACCGAGCTCGAATGGCGCCGCGAAGGCAGCGAGCTGCTGCCCGCCTTTCACCCCCGCCCGCAGGAGTGGTTCCGCCTTGACCAGACCCGCCGCCAGCTGCGCCTGCGCGATGACAGCCCGGACGGCGCCGAGCTGGCCGCCTTCGGCTGGGTCTTCCACACCCACGGCAAGCCCAAGACCGGCTACCTCGGCCGCATGGGCCTGCACCGCACCCTGGTCTGGCCCTTCCTCTACAAGAGCTACGCCCTGGGCGACTTCGCCGAGTTCCTGGAAACCTTCGGCCTGCCGATCATCGTCGGCAAGTATTTTTCGGGTGCCAGCCAGGACGAACGCGCCAGCCTGATGCGCGCCGTCACCGCGCTGGGCCACAACGCCCGCGCCATCATGCCCGCCGAGATGCAGATCGAGATCGAGACCATCACCGGCAGCACCGGCCAGCCGCACCTGACCATGGTCGACTGGGCCGACCGCGCCCAGTCCAAGGCCATCCTTGGCCAGACCATGAGCGCCGAAGCCAAGTCATCCGGCCTGGGTTCCGGCAATGCCGACTTCCACCGCGAAGTGCGCCACGACATCCTGCTTGCCGATGCCCGCCAGATTGGCGGCACCGTCACCCGCGACCTGCTCTACCCGCTGCTGGCCCTCAACCGCGGCGGCATCGACGGCCTGCGCCGCTGCCCGCGCCTGGTCTTCGACACCAGCGAGGGCGAAGACCTCCAGGCCTTTGCCGACGCCCTGCCCAAGCTCTCGGCGCAGGGCATGCTCATTCCCGTCGAGTGGGCGCACGACAAGCTCAAGATCCCGATGGCCAAGGACGGCGAGGAAGTGCTCGGCGAGGTGTCCGCGCCGGCTCCGGCAGCGCCGCCAGCCCCCACCGTGCCGCCCGCCAAGCCCGCCCCCGCACCAGGTGCAGCCCTCGCCGCCCTGGCCGCCCTGGCCGCCAAACCCACGGCCGCAGACCCCACCCCGGCCACCGTCCTCGCCAACCGCCTGCAGGCCGAAACCGCCGACGCCTGGCGCGCCGTGCTCGCTCACGTCGAGCAGCTGGTGAGCAGCGCCGACAGCCTCGAAGCCCTGCAGGCCACGCTGCTCGACGCCTACGGCAGCCTGCCGATTGACGACCTGCGCGCAGTAATGGCCAGCGGCCTGGCCGTCGCCCGCCTGGCCGGCATTGCCGATATCGTTGACGAGACCGCCAGCCAACGGCCCGCCAGGACGCAGTAAGCCATGCCCGAGCGCCCGCCCTGGCACCGCCCCTTCGCCGAGCAGGTCGCCTTCTTCCGCCAAAAGCTCAACCTGCCCACCGAGCGCTGGGACGATATCAGCAAGGAAGAGCACGACCGCGCCTTCATCGTCGCCGGCGCCCAGGGCGCCGACCTCCTCGCCGACCTCAACGATGCCGTCAGCGAGGCCATCACCGACGGCACCGGCCTCGCTGCCTTCCGCAAGGACTTCAAAGCCCTCGTCGCCCGCCACGGCTGGAGCGGCTGGACCGGCGAAGGCAGCAAGGAAGGCGTCGCCTGGCGGACAAAGGTCATCTACCAGACCAACATGAGCACCAGCTACGCCGCCGGCCGCTGGCAGCAGCTCAATGACCCCGAGCTGGGCTCGATCCTGCCCTACTGGCGCTACAAGCACAGCGACAGCGTGCTCTATCCCAGGCCGCTGCATGTCAGCTGGGACGGCCTCACCCTGCCGCGCGACCACGCCTTCTGGCGTACCCACTTCCCGCCCAACGGCTGGGGCTGCCACTGCCGCGTTATCCCCGCGTCAAAAAGCGACTACCTCAAAGCCATTGCCGCCGGCAAAGGCCCGGCCAACGCCCCGGCGCCCGGCAACGTCGACGGCATCGACCGCGGCTTTGCCTATGCGCCAGGTGCATCGATCGAGCACGAGCTGCGCACCCTGATCAATGACAAGGTCGCGAAGCTGCCGGCGCCGATCGCCGACGCCTTCGCTGCCGATGCCAGAAAGGTACAACCGCAATGATCAGCATCACCGTCACCGACACCGGCGTCGGCGAGCCCATCGCCCGCCTGCTGCGCGGCCTGCAGAATCCCCGCCCGGCCTTGAAGGCCATCGGCGAGCTGGTGATGGAAAGCACCAAGGAGAGCTTCGCCAGGTCGCAGGACCCCTACGGCGTGCCCTGGCTGCCGAACAGCGACACCACCCTGCGCGCCATGCTCCACGGCCACGGCAAGAACTTCACCAAGAAAGGCAAGGTCTCGGCCCGCGGCCAGCGCCAGCTTGCCGCCAAGAAACCGCTGCTCGGCGAGAGCAAGTCGCTCTCCAAGCAATTCGGATATCGCGTCGTCGGCAACGGGGTGGAGGTCTTCTCGACCATGCGCTACGCCGCCATGCAGAACTTCGGCGGCAAGAAATCCGACTTCCCACACCTCTGGGGCGACATCCCCGCGCGGCCCTTCTTCCCCGACGCCGAGCGCGGCCTGCCGCCGGCTCTGGCCAGCCACATCGAAAGCGTGCTCGCCGAGGCCATTCTCGGCAGCAGAGGCTAGCGCCCATAAAAAAGCCCCGGGGGTTCCGGGGCTTCGTCCAAAGGTGCGCCTGTGGCGCGTTTGCAGCCGTTTTATGGTGCCAGGGTCACTCTGGTATATCTGCGCGGCGTTCTTTCCAGACGATGGCCGTAAAGTGGCGCTAACCTGACGTTAAATTTCATCTTCGCATTCTTGGCCATCTGCGTTTTCCTCGCTCTCGCCGTTCTCCTCCTCGTCGCCCGCGTTTTGCCACGGGCGAACGTCCCAAAGCGCGCAGCGGGTGACGCTGCAGTCGCCGACCATCTTTCGCACGTTGCCGTTGGTATTGGTCCGGCCAACGGGCTGCCCGCCCATGCAGTCATAGCAATAGGCGCGCACCGCCATGGCTCGCGATTCGGGATTGAGCCGCGCACGTTCCATCGGGCTGAGGACCACCCCTGGCGGGGCCGGCGGCAGGGTCGCCTTCAGCGCCGCCAGGTTGTCGCGGTACTTGCCGTGCTGGTGCGAGCGGTGCGGGTACAGCGGGCAGACCACCATCGGGCAGTCGGCGATCCTCTCGCCAGCATTGGGGTCTGTGCTGCCGATGCACTGGCCGCACCGTGCCGCGATAGCCAAGGGGCGCCGGTGCGATCCCCGCGCCGCCATCCTTCCTTCAGGGTTGAAGCCGGCACCGGTATAGCCTTCGGCCGTCTTCGCTAGCCATTCGATGCGCTGGGTCTTGAGCGGTGTATTCATGGCCGTCATCCTACGCCGCTGCCAGTTTTGCCAAGCGGCGATCGATGCGCCGCAGCAGCTTGAGGATCTCGTCCTCGCGCTGGCTGCCAGGCCCGGCGCCACGGCGCGGCGCCTCTGTGGTCAGCGCATCGGCCAGGCAGGCCTTGAGGGCTTCGTATGGGGTTTGCTCTGCCGCTGCGCGGCGAGCCGGGAAGGGGATAACACAAGCATTCATGACGGGCTCCTTACATTCAGTTGAGAACCGCCGGTTAGTAGCCGGCGGGCGGTCGGGTCTCAACTAGGCTGTAAGGCAGCCCGGCGCTCATTCCCCTTGCGGGTGTTGTATTCAGCGCTCTCGACCCGACCAGAAAAGCAAACGCCCGCTGGGAGGCGGGCGGCAGTGGCTGCAGATCGGAGCAGCTACCGCCTTACATTTAGTGCGTTCGATATTACGCTTGTACCACCGGGGGCGCAATGGGTTTAACATGTCGTCCGGCGTGCGGCATGGCACGCATCTTTTCCGAGAGCCCTGACATGAAAAGGCAATTGCTTATCCTCGCGCTCGCCCTCTCTGTTGTCGGCTGCGTCGCCACCGCCCCGAAGGTCTGGTTGAAGGCAGGGGCAACCGACGAGCAATTCCGGCGAGACCGGCTGACCTGCCGGCAATACGGCATGCAATCCGCGCAAGCCAATGGGCTGTCTGGCAACATGTTTGTCGAGGTATGGATTTCGGACCGGACCACGGAGTGCCTGCAAGGCTTGGGCTATCACGAGGCAGCATCGGCCCAGACGGCTGCCTACTCGCCGCCGATTGCTGCCCCGGAACGGGCGGTCGCCAGCGCCGCGCCAGCCAGCGCGCCGGGCGCAGCGCCCGACGTGGAGCGTGAAAGAGTGACGCGTGTTCTCGCCGAAAGCGGGTTTCCCCTCGCTGGCGAGCCGCTGCGCTTCAAGCAAAGCAACGGCCGCAGCTTCTACGAGGCGCGCGGCACGCAGGGCCAGATCACGCAAGTCGTCTGCGATGCGGAAAGCAATTGCCACCTGCGCACGGTCCACGACTGATGTCGATTAGCAGGCCGCGCTCATAGCGCTGGCAGCGGGGCGCCGATAGTCCAAGCCCCGCTGCGTCATCTGTCACGCGCGCGCGTCTGCCGCCTGTCGTGAAGCGCTTCAGACCCGACTGAGCGCAGCGCCCCGCCGACAATGGGGCCATGACGCGTCGCCCCCACTCCCCCGAAAACTCCCGCACTCCTTCCAGTGAGTCCGCGCCGGCCATCGCCGCCCTGTCCGCAGGGATCGGCGCGCTGGCCGGCGCCCCCCGTGCCGCGGTTGCCAACTGTGCCGTCGATCTCTCCGGCTCTGCCCCCGCCGACGTGCGCCTGCTGCCCGCCGGCGCCTTCCGTACCTGGGATGGTCGGCCGCAGGAAGTCGCCGCCTGGCTGATGACCGACGAGGACGGCGCCCGCCTGGTCGCCGAGGCCTCGGCGCGCACCTCTGATCGCGTCATCGACTACGAACACGCCACCATCAAGCAGGCCAAGGAAAACGGCGGAAAGGCCCCGGCGGCCGGCTGGTTCCGCGCCCTGGAATGGCGCCCCGGCGACGGCCTCTGGGCGCTCGGCGTGCAATGGACGGCACTGGCCGCCAAGCACCTGGCCGACCGCGAATACCGCTACCTCTCGCCGGTGTTTTCCTTCGACAAGGAGAGCGGCCGCGTGCTGCAGCTGCTGCACGCCAGCCTGACCAATGACCCGGGCCTCGACGGCCTCACCGATCTTGCCGCGCTGGCGGCCGAGTTGCTGTTACCTCCAACCCGCAACCAGGAGCAATCCATGAACGAGCTGCTGAAAAAGCTGCTGGCCTCTCTCGGCCTGCAGGAAACCGCCACCGAAGCCGAAGCGCTGTCCGCGGTCGCTGCCCTGAAAACCAACGCCGCCGCGCTGAGCGCCCAGGTCGGCAGCCCGGACCCGGCCAAGTACGTGCCGATCGCCGCCCTCTCTGGGCTGCAGGCCGAACACGCCGACGTTAAGGGCAAGCTGGCCACGCTCACCGCCGAGATTTCCGCCGGCAAGGTCGCCGCCCTGGTCGCCGAGGGCGTCACCGCCGGCAAGATCACCCCGGCCACCGAAGCCTGGGCCAAGAGCCTGGGCGAGAGCAACCTGGCCGCGCTGACCGCCTTCCTCGCCGCCGCGCCGGTGATCGTCAAGACCAACGAGACGCAGAGCAATGGCAAGGGCGGCAACGGCAACGGCGGTGGTGGCGAGTCGCTCAGCAGCATCGACCTGGCGGTGTGTTCGGCTATGGGCTTGTCGCCCGATGCCTACGCCAAGACCCGCCTCGCAGCGGCCTGATTCTGCCAGTCCTCGTCTAGTCCAAACCCCCGCAACAGGAGAACTCCATGGCAGCCCTTACCGCCGACCGCAACACCCCGCAGCGCGACAACAAGCAATTCGGCTTCGGCGTCGCTGCCACTACCAAGCTATGGGCCGGCAGTATCGCCTGCCTCAATGCCTCCGGCTTCCTGACCAAAGGCGCCGTCGCCACCACGCTAAAGACCGTCGGCGTGGTCGAGGAAACCATCGACAACACGGCCGGCGCCAACGGCGCAGTCATCGGCAAGGTGCGCCGCGGGCTGTTCCGCTTCGCCAACAGCTCGGCCGGTGACCTGATCGCACTAACCGATGTCGGCGCCAGCTGCTTCGTGGTCGACGACCAGACGGTCGCCAAGACCAACGGCAGCTCGACGCGCTCGGTCGCCGGGGTCATCCGTAGCGTCGACGCCGACGGCGTCTGGGTCGAGATCTAAGCCGCCCGCCTGCCCCTACTCCAACCCGCAAAAAAAACCTCACCGCCCACCTCAAGGAGTCAATCATATGAACAAGCTTTTCGCCCCGCGCCACCTGGCCCTTGCCGTGTGCGGCGTGATCGCCATCGTGCTGTCTGCCGCCGCCTTCCTGCTGCCGTCTGTGCCGATCTCGACGGCCGACGGAATGATGATCGCCGTCGGCGGGCTGATCATCAACCGCGACAGCCTCAATGCCATGTACAACGGTTTCAAGACCGCCTACAACCAGGCCTTCGCCGGGGTCACGCCGATGTGGAGCAAGGTGGCGACGCTGGTGCCATCGACCAGCAAGGTCGAGAACTACGGCTGGCTGGGGCAGTTTCCAAAGTTGCGCGAGTGGATCGGCGATCGCCAGGTCAAAGGCATCGCGGCCAGCGGCTACCAGATCACCAACAAGCCCTATGAGGCCAGCATCGGCGTTCCGCGTGACGATATCGAGGATGACAGCTACGGCGTTCTGACCCCGCTCTTTTCGTCAATGGGCTACGCCGCCGCCGTGCATCCGGATGAGCTGGTCTTTCCGCTGCTCGCTGCCGGCTTCACCACCCTCTGCTACGACGGCCAGTATTTCTTCGACACCGATCACCCGGTCGGCGCCGGCACCTTCAGCAACTCCGGCGGCGGCGGCAGCAGCGCCTGGTACCTGCTCGACACCACACGCCCGCTCAAGCCGATCATCTTCCAGAAGCGCCGCGAATACGACCTGACCCAGATGACCGACGCCAGCGACGAAGGGGTCTGGATGCGTGCCGAATACCGCTACGGCGTCGATGCCCGCGCCAACGTCGGCTACGGCTTCCCCCAGATGGCCTACGGATCGAAGCAGACGCTGGACGCCACCAACTTCAACGCCGCCATCGCCGCGATGATGGCCTTCGCCAGCGACGAAGGCCGCCCGCTCGGCATCACCCCGAACCTCCTGGTCGTCGCCCCGAGCAACCGCGCCGCAGGCAAGGCGCTGATCGAGGCCGAAACGCTCGCCAGCGGCGCCAGCAACACCAACTTCAAGGCCGTCGAGCTCTACGTCTGCCCCTGGCTGACCTAAGCGAATACCCCGCAGCGAGAGAAGCGCGCTAACCCCCAGGGCCGAGACGGCCCTGGGGAGTCCAGGACAGAAAAGACAAGGACCGGAAATGTCACCCACAAAAGCCAAGAATCCCCCAGCCGCCGAGCAGGCGCCGATCGAACAGGTTGCGACGGAAGAGGCGCCTGCGGCCGACCAGGTGACCAAGGCGGGCGACGCCCCCGCAGACGCGGCGCCGATCGAGCCGGCCGTGACGGAAGCGGCTCCGGTCGAGCCCTCCGCGCCGGCAGCCCCGCACTTCACGCACCGCATCACCGCCGTGCCAGCGGCAGGCTTCTGCCGCGCCGGCCGGCGCTGGTATCGCGAGGCCACGGCCGTCAATCGCGACGATTTCAGCGACGAGCAGTGGGCCGAACTGCTCGCCGAGCCGCTGCTGGTCGTCACCGCCCTCTAAACGCTCGAACAAGGAGCCCGACGTGCCCAAAGGCAGCTGGAAAGAAGCGCAACTCTCGACCATCGGCGGACGCCAGGTGGTCGGCCTGGATGGCCGCGTGGTCGGTCCGGTGGGGCCGAGCGGCCTGCTCTCCGCGGCGCGCGGCATTGGCGTTCCCGGTACGCAGGGCTTCGGCGTCGGGGTATGCACCGAGCCATTGCCGCGCGGTATGGTCGGCCTGTTCGGCTACGAAGATCCGGCGGCGCCGAACTACGGCAACTATCAGACCGCCGACGGCTCGGTGATGGTCTGGGTGCCTGCCTTCTATTATCTATGGGGCACGACGAGCAACGGCTTGCCGGTCAACGCCGTCGGCATTGTCGATGCGCGGCAGTTCGCCAGCTCGGCGCAGGCCGCCGCCGAGGGTTATGCCCTTCATCGCGCCTTCATTGACGGCGGTGTCACCAAGCCCGGATTCTTCGTCGACAAATACCTCTGCTCGGCCAGTGCATCGGGCGTCGCGGTTGCGGTCTGGAATGGCAATCCGCTATCGTCCAATAGTGCGCATAGCCCGTTTTCGGGTCTTGTTGGATCGCCGGCAAATGCCTATTACGGCGCGGTGGACGCTGCCAAAACCCGCGGCCCGAAATTCTTCTGCTCCAGTCGATTCATATTCGCGGCCCTGGCGATGCTCTCCTATGCGCACGCGCAAGCCAGCGCGAGCACGACATGGTGCGCATGGTACGACGCGACGAACAACTTCCCAAAGGGCTGCACTAATGGTGGCCTGCGCGATAGCCAGGATGCGTCCGTCCTCTATGTCTCAGATGGGTATTCCTCCTGCGCCAAGACGGGCAGCGCTGTTCCTTTCGAGAAAACCACCCACAACGGGCAGGCGTGCGGCGTGGCCGACCTAAATGGACTCATGTGGGAAATCAACCTCGGAATGACGTCCGACAGCAGCAGTTATTTTGCCGTAAATCCTTCCGTCGCGATGTCGAGCCTAACCAGCGGCAATACCCTGTCAACCGACGCGTGGGGTGCCAGTGGGCGGGCCGCAAATTACGACAATCTGGGCGCGACCGTCGGCGCCGCCGCAGCATCGTCAACGACGAAGATTTTTGGCAATGCGGCGCAAGTGTTTAGCGAGCTGGCGAGCGGTATCGGATGGGTGTCTGCGTGTCTGGGAATTCCGCTTGCGGGCGGTGTCGGGGGCGCGAACGCGTTCGGGAATGATGGGTTTTATGACTACCGCCCGAACGACATGTGCGCGGTCTCCGGCGGGAGCTGGAGCAGCGGCTCGAATGCCGGGGTCTGGGCGTTGAATCTCAACATTGCGCGGGGCAACTCGGGCGATAACGTGGGGTTCCGTGCGGCCTTGTATCTCTGACGGCCCGAGCGATAGCGATGGGCTTGCACGACGAAGCAAAGCTAGACCGTAAATTCATGGAGTTCGCGAAGTTAATGAATGTGCATTTGAATCACTTTCCGAGCCATGAAAAGTTCGGCCTGGCGCTGGAGATTCGCCGCGCGGCCTACGAGACCTATGGCTTCATCGTCGAGTGCCAGAAGCGCTATTACAAGAAAACAACCATGGCCAATCTCGACATCCGCCACGAGCAATTGCGCATGTTCGTGAGGCTGGCTTACACGCTGGGCTATTTTGAATTCAAGGACGGCAAGCGTGTCGAGCGATCGCCGGCCGCGGCTGGCGAACATCGCTACCTCGCGCTGTCGCGCTTGATTGATGATCTGGGCAGGATGATCGGCGGCTGGATTGTCGCCGAGCGCCAGCTTGATAAACGGGAGGCGTCTTGACATGTGCACGATCTCCGGCGGGAACTGGAACAGCAGCTCGAATGCCGGGGTCTGGGCGTTGAATCTCAACAATGCGCGGAGCAACTCGAACGATAACGTGGGGTTCCGTGCGGACTCGATTTCACCTCAAGGGCCGCGGCTTGGTCGTAGTGGAATCAAGGGAGGCGCTTTCCGGCGCGCAGCGCGGGTGTTTTGTGCTGCGGCGAAATCGGCGGGCTTCCGCCTTTCTGGTAGGCCCGCTTTCGGCGGGCTCGAAGGCCGGGCGACATGAGGCGCGTCGGCCATCTTTACGAGCAGGCGTTTACCGCTGAGGCGCTGCTGGCCGCGTTTCACGCCGCCGCACGCAACAAGCACGGCAAGCGCGCCTGCTTTGCATTCGAGAAGCACTTGGCGCGCAATCTCGACGCCCTTTATCAGGAGCTTGCCGACGGCAGTTATCGCCCGCAGCCGTACCACAGCTTCGAGGTCAGCGAGCCCAAGCCACGGCGAATCTACGCCCCGGCTTTTCGTGACCTGGTGGTGCAGCATGCGGTCTATGCCGTGTGCGGGCCGATATTCGAGCGCGGCTTCATTGCTCAGTCATTCGCCTGCCGGCGCGGCTACGGCACGCACAAGGCGGCCGATTATGCGCAGTCGGCATTACAGGCCAGCCCGGCGGGCAGCTACGTTCTGAAGCTCGATATTCGCAAGTTCTTTTATCGCATCGACCGCTTGGTGCTGCGGGCGCAGGTAGCGCGCAAGATCAAGGATGTGCGATTCGTCGATCTGATGATGCGCTTTGCCGACTATGGCGAGCCGGTCGGTATTCCGATCGGGAACCTGCTCTCCCAGCTCTATGCGCTGATCTACCTCAACCCGCTCGACCATTTCATCAAGCGGACGCTTGGCGTGCGCCGTTACTGTCGCTATGTCGATGACTTCGTGCTGTTTGGTCTGCCGCGTCTGGCGCTTCTGGCTGCGCAGGCGCGCATCGTCGAGTTTCTCGACGGCCTTGGCCTGGTCTTGTCCCGTTTCACGTTGGCACCTGCGACGCGCGGTATCAACTTTGTTGGTTATCGCACGTGGGCTAGCCGCCGCTTTGTGCGCCGCCGCAGTCTCTACGTTTTTCGCCAGGCTGCCCGACGCGGCCAGCTGGATAGCCTGGCGTCGGTGCTGGGCCATGCCCGGCGCACTCACTCACTGCAGCACATGCTGCGCACTCTACGGGAGGCCCGCTGTGAGCTCTATCCTCAGCTACCAAAAGTTTATCGATAGCCAGGTCACGCGCGAGCTGCGCCTGCCCGTCGATGCCGATGGAAATAGCGTCGGCACCGAGCTGGCGACCATCGGGGCGCTGACCTATGTCAGCCTACCGGACGGCTACAGCCTGCCGGGAGGGCAGCCCGCGGAGATCGCCGCCAGCATCCAATCGGTGACGCTCGACGACGCTGTGCGCGGCGCGATCAAGGCCGCCAGCACGCATTGCGAGCTGGTCAAGATGCGCCGCAAGCAACGCATTCTCGATCACGGCTATACGCCCGAGGATCAGCTGGCATTCCTGCACATGGCTTCCGGCGCCGCCGCCGGCCTGGTGGTGCTGACCGCCGGGCAAACCACCGCGCTTGTCACGTATGCCGGTGCCTGCAAGGCCGCCGATGCCTGGGCGGCGTCGCAATACGAGGCGCTCGGGCTGTGACCTACGCCACCCGCACCGACCTCGAAGCGCGCTACGCGCAGGACGTCGCGCAGCGCGAAACCGTGCTGCCGGTGCTCGGGGTCGACAACGCGCTGGCCGATGCCGACGCGGAGATCGACGGCTACCTGGGGGTGCGCTACAGCGTGCCGGTGTCGCCGGTCTCTGCCCGCATCCTGCAGATTGCCTGCGTGATCGCCCGCTACCGCCTGCTTGGCGACGCGGCGACCGACGTCGCCCGGCGTGACTACGAAGACGCCCGTGCTTACCTGCGTGACATCGCCGCCGGCCGCGCGCAGCTCGAAGGGGCGGCGGCGCTGAGCACTTCGCCGACGTCGCGCCTGGTCGAGATCGCCACCGTGCCGGCCGTCTTCGGACGCAGCAATGTCGACAGCGAGTTCGGCGCATGATCGCCGCGATCATCGCCCGCCTGCTGGCCGAAGTGCCGGCGCTGAAGCTGGTCGAAGGCGCCGCCGGGTTCCAGCGCGCCACCGAGACCAACCCGGCGGCAACGCCGGCGGCCTACGTGTTCACGGTCGATGAGTCTGGCGCAGAGCTCGACATCGATGTCAGCGACGGGCAGGGCCAGCTGGTACAGGTGACGATCGCCATCGTGCTGGTGGTGCGCAATGTCGCCGACGCCACCGGCGCTGCGGCCGAGGTCGATATGGATGCGCTGCGCAAGCAGATCCGTGCAGCGCTGCTGGGCTGGAGCAGCGGCCCGGATTACGAGCTGCTGACCCGGCGCCAGAGCACGCTGTCGGCGTTTCGTGACGGGCACATGTGGTGGCAGGAGACCTGGACGACGGCGTATTTCGACGAGGGCGCTTGAGCGTATGGCTCAGGCGGCAGGCATTCAATTTCTAAGGAGTAATCAACCATGGCACGCACTCTAACCTCTGGCACCCTATTCGCGATCGCGTCGACCTACGGCAGCTCGGTAACCATGTCGGCGCTGACCAACGCCGCCGAGGCGGTGGCCACCCTGGGTGCCGCGCACGGCGTCGTCGTCGGCGACTATATCGAGCTCACCTCGGGCTGGGGCCGGCTGAACGGCCGCATCGTGCGCGCGAAGACGGTGGTGACGAACGACGTGACGCTGGAAGGCATCAACACGGTATCGACGTCTCTCTACCCCGCCGGCCAGGGTATTGGCTCGATTCGCCGCATCACGGCCTGGACCAATCTCTCGCAGGTACGTGCCGACGGTATCAGCAGCTCCGGCGGCGAGCAGCAATTCATCGACATCACGGAAGTCGACGACGAGGACAGCCGCGAGGCACCGACGATCCGCTCGCCGCAGCGCCTGTCGCTGGTGACTCACGACGACATCAGCCTGCCATGGTATGCAACGGTGCTGGCCGCCGACGACGCGAAGAGCCCGGTCGGCTTCCGGGCGACCTTCCGCAACGGCTCAAAGCTGGTGGCCAACGCCATCTGGTCGATTGCTCGGGTGCCGCAGATCGGCGGTAACGACGTGCTCAAGACGCCGCTCTCGCTGGCCTTCTCGGCGCAGCCCGTGCGCTACGCGACCTAAGGGGCGGCCATGTTTAAAGCCGTTATGCCGCCGGCGACCTTCGTCGCCGAGGCCCGGATCACCATCCCCGGCAGCGCCGAGCCTGGGGTCTTCACCGTGGAATGGCGCTACAAGAGCAAGCAAGACCTGCAGGCCTGGATTAAGGCCCGCGAGGGGGTCGATCATCTCGACTCGCTGAGCGATGTCATTGCCGGCTGGTCGGAGCTGCTTGACGACCAGGACCAGGCCCTGCCGTACTCGCGCGACGCGCTGGCCGCGCTGCTGAACATGTACCCGGCGGCCGGGCGCGACCTGGTTGGCGCCTATATCGCGGCCGTCTTCGAGAGCCGCCTGGGAAACTGAGGGCGGCGGCGCAAGCGCTTTGTGCCGCGCCGCCAGATGCCGGGCTGCTGGCCATGGGCTTCGCGCCCGAGGATTTTGAAGACGACGAGGGTCACGAGGTGTGGCCTGAAAACTGGCCGGCGGTGAAGGCCTTCTGTGCGCTGCAAACGCAATGGTCGCTGGCCGGCATGGGCAACACGGTGATCGGCCTGCGCTACGAGGTGCTACCGACCGTCTTTGACCTGCTTGGCGTTAAACGCCGCCAGCGCCCGGAGTTGTTTGACGCGCTGCGGGTGATGGAGTCGGCAGCGCTGGAGGTGCTCAACAAGCGCCAGGGGAATTGAGACATGGCTACTGACGGGCAATTGCGGGTACGCGTCAGCCTCGACGGCGCGACCCAGACCACCGCCGAGGCGCAGCGCATCGAGCGCGCGCTGAAGGGCGTCAATACCGAGGCCCGCGCCGGCAGCCAGGCATCCGGCGGGGTGCGCAAGGTCTCTGACGAGGTCGGCGGGCTGTCGGGAAAGATCGACTCGATGACCAGCCTCGGCGGAAAGTTGCTGGTCGGCAGCGGGGTCATCGGCAGCGTCGTGGCGCTCGCCTCGGCGTACAAGGACGCCGCGCTGCAGGCGGACAAGCTCAAGAACACCTATGCCTTCGCCTTCGGCTCGGTGAGCGCCGGGGCCGCCAACCTCGCCTACATCAAAAGCACGTCGAATGGCCTGGGCACCTCGCTGCTCGCCACTGCCGACGCTTACGGCAAGCTCGCCGCGGCGAGCGTCGGCACTAACCTGGAAGGCACCAAGACCCGGGCGATCTTCGAGGCGGTGAGCAAGGCGACAACCGTCGTCGGCCTGTCATCGGCAGAAACCAGCGGCGCCCTGCTCGCCGTGCAGCAGATGATGAGCAAGGGCACGGTGCAGGCCGAAGAGCTGCGCGGCCAGCTCGGCGAACGCCTGCCGGGCGCTTTCCAGATCGCCGCCCGTGCGATGGGCGTATCGACCGCCGAGCTGGGCAAAATGCTTGAGCAGGGCAAGGTGCTCTCGGACGACTTTCTGCCCAAATTCGCCGCCGAGCTGGAGAAGACCTTCGGCGCCTCTGCCGCGCGTGCGGCGGACAGCTTCCAGGCGCGCCTGAACCGCATGGAAAACGCCTGGGAGACCTTCAAGATGTCGCTCGCGGCGCCAGCGGCGGGGAGTGGCGGCGGCAGCGTCTTCGACAGCCTGGCCGAATCGCTCAACACGGCCGCGGCAGGGATGGACCGCCTGGCGCAGAACGGCGAGGGCATGTTCAAGCGCTTCTTCTACGGCCTGGGCTCGGTCGAGATGGACGTCATGGCGTGGATGGCCGGCGCCAAGTCGCCGACCACTGCCGTCAGTTCGAGCATCGCCCGCGATGATGGCTGGATCAATCGCAAGCTCAATGAGATTTCCCGCCTGAAAGCCGAGGCCGACAAGGAGCCAGGGTATCTGAAGGACCGCTTCAGCGCATCGAGTCAACTCAAGACCGCCCAGCAGGAACTCGACGATGCGATCGCCGTGCGCAACAGCAACCCGGGCGGCATTCAGCTGCGCGACAAGGATGGCGCCCGCGCCGCGGCCAAGAAGCATATGGAAGGTTTGGCCGCCGACCGCCTGTCGCTCTACGACGCGTTCAACAAGGAGGTGGCCGGCCGCGACGCGACGCTGAAGAAGTCGCTGGAGCTGGAAACCTTCGACAAGAAGTGGGCAGGCATGGCGGTGGAGAATCCGGCCTTCTTCGCCGATGCCCGCGCCAAGCTGGTCGCCAACCTGGACGCGGCAATCGCCCGCGAGTCCGGCAAGGGAAGCCGCAAGAGCGCCGACCCGGACCGCCTGCACGATGCCCGCCTGCGCGAGCTGCAGCAGCAGGCAGCGCAGGAGATGCACGACCTGCAGGCAGCCGACCGCAAGCAAAAGGCGATGGACCGGGCGCAGGCGGCGATGGACCGCACGGTCGGCAACCTCGAAGATACCTACAAACGCCAGAACGCGATCTACAACGAGAAGCAGATGACCGCTCCGCAGCGCGAGCTGGAAGCGGCCCTGCGCAAGGTCGAGGAAGCCGCCGACGCGGCCCGCGAGGCGCTCTCGCAAAAGGCGGCGACGCTGGAAGTCGACGACGTGCAGGCGATGGAAGCCTACCGCGCGGCGATCGTCCGCGTCAGCGAAGCCGAGTCGGCGCAGCTCGACCAGGTGAAGGCGCTGCAGGCCGAGCAGGAGCGCTTGAACAGCCTTTGGGAGACTGGCGCCGAGCGGGCGTTGACCAAGTACATGGACACTACGAAGAACGTCGCCGACGAGGTGGAAGAGGCCTTTACGCGCGGCTTCCAGGGCATGGAGGTGGCATTGATGAGCTTTGTTACCACCGGCAAGGCGAACTTTGGCGACCTGGCGAAGGCGATCATTGCGGATCTCGCGCGCATCGAGCTCAAAGCGCTGCTGTTCGGCGATAAGGGCAGTGGTGGCGGTAGCGGCATTGGCGATCTGGTCAAGGGCGCTCTCGGGCTCTTTGGTGGCGGTAGCGGCTTCGGCACGACGGGCACGACCAATGCCTTCATGACCAATGGCGTGGCACTGGCTTCGGCCAATGGCAATGTCTTCTCCGGTTCGCCGAGCCTGCACCGGTACGCCAACACGATCATCGATCGCCCGACCCCGTTCACCTTTGGCACCCTGCACCGCTTTGCCAACGGCGGCGCTTTTGCCGGGGTGGGCGGCGAGGCTGGCCCTGAGGCGGTGATGCCGCTGACCCGCGACTCCAGCGGCCGTCTTGGCGTGCGCAGCGAGGGCGGCAGCTCCGGCGCCACGCACATCACGCTGAACTTCCCGGGCGTCACCGGCAGCGCCGCCGAGGTCCGCCGGGCCGGCGGCGAAGTGGCGCGGCAGGTGCGCGGCGCGGTGCAAGGAGCCGGTCGTTATGCCTAACCCATTCCTGGAAGAGCGCATCAGCGCGGCGATCTCCTACGGCTCTTCGTGGTCGGATGGCTACGAGGTGCGGATCTCGGAAACGGCCAGCGAGCAGGAATATCGGTGGCTGGTCCATCCCTACCCTCGCCGTCGGTTCCGCCTGATCTTCCGCGCCGATCGCGCCGACGTGGGGGTGAAGGTGAAGGACCTCTACGACCGCGCATTCGGCCGCCTGGGCGGCTTTCGCGCCTGGGCCAACGACGACAACACCACCGCGGCCGACGGACGCTCGGCGCCGACCAAGGACGACCACCAGCTGCTCTATGTGTCGGCCGGCGTCTATCAGCTGCGCAAGGAGTACGGCAAGGACAAGGCCGGACTGCCGACCATCGGCCGGCCCTGGCGCATCATCTACAAGCCGATCTCTGGCTCGGTGCTGGTGGCCAAGAACGGCACGCTGCTCAGCTCCGGCGTGAGTGTCGACACCACCAGCGGGCTGGTGACGATCACCCCGGCGCCGAGCCATCCGGCCGACGTGATCACCGGCGGCTGCCGCTTCGACATCCCGGTGCGCTTCGACACCGTGGTCAATGTCGACATGATCGCCCCGAACTACCGCGACCTGCGCGACGTCGAGCTGGTCGAGCTGCTGGTCCCATGAAAACCGTCGTCGCCGACTGGCGCTACCGCGTCGAGTGCCTGCGCATCGTGCCCCTGGTCGGCGCGCCGATGCGCATCTGCGACCATCCGCGCGACCTGACGATGAGCAACAGCCAGGTGTACAGCAGCGGCGCCGGCTACGAGTTCACCGGCGTTACAGCCACCTCCGATTTAGCGCCGGGCTCGATCGACCTGGCAGGCATCGAGGGCCTGGCCGGCATCACCCGCGCGGCGATCCGCAGCGGGGTGTTCGACGGGGCGCGCTGCTATTTCTTCACCACCTCCTGGGCGGCGCCGGTGGAAGACGAGGAGCCGATCTTCCTCGGCATCTTCGGCAAGACGACGCTGCGCGACCAGCGCTACGAGATCTCGGGGGTGTCGCTGATCGACGTGCTCAACGAGTCGGTCGGCGGCGTGGTCAGCGCCCAGTGCACGAATGTTTTCTGCGGTCAGGAGTACGGCGGCTGCCACGTGCCCCTGGCGGCCAACACGGTCACAGGAACGCTCACCTCGGTGACCAGTGCCGTCAACTTCCGGGACTCGTCACGCAGCGAGGGCGCGGACATCTTCGGCGCCGGGACGATCCGTTTCACCAGCGGGCCGAACGCCGGCCTGCCGGCCAAGACGGTCAATGTCTACCTGGCCGACGGCACCATACAGACCGTGGAGCCCTTCGATTTTCTGCCCGCAGTGGGCAATACTTACTCGATGCTGCGCGGCTGCCGCAAGCGCCTGAGCGACTGCCAGGCGCGCTGGAACGGCTCGACGACGTTCAACAACGTGGCCCGCTTTGCCGGCTTCCCGAACGTGCCGACGGCGAGCACCTATGCCCAGGTCGGGCAGGGTTATTGAAGGCATGACCGCCGCCGACATCATCGCCGCCGCTCGCGCGTGCCTCGGCGCGCCCTGGCGGCACCAGGGGCGCAGCATCGAGACCGGCCTGGACTGCGCCGGCCTGGCGGTGCATGTGGCAAGCGCCGTCGACTGCGAGGTGATCGACGCCAGTGGCTACGGACGATCGCCGGCGGGCGGGCAGATCGAGGCGCTGCTCGATGCGCAGCCGTGCCTGGTGCGCGTGCTGGAGATCGCCGAGCGCCAGCCGGGCGACATGCTGCTAATGCGGTTTGCCGGGGTGTCGGAACCGCAGCACCTGGCCGTACTCTGCGACGATGGTTTGATCGTGCATGCCTGGGCAGCTGTGCGGAAGGTGGCCGAACACCGCGCCGACGCCGACTGGCTGAGCAAGGTGGCGAGCATCGTGCGCGTCTATCGCTTCGCGGGCCTTGAGCCATGAGCGCCGGGCAAATCGTCGGCGGTGTCGTCGGTGGCGTTCTCGGTTCATTCGTGCAAAATCCATGGCTCGGCGCACAGATCGGAATGGGCCTTGGCGGCTATCTCGACCCGCCGGACGGGCCAACCGTCGAAGGACCGAGCCTGGCGGATTTGCGCTATCAGTCGGCGTCCTACGGTGTTTTTCTCTCCCGGGCGTACGGCACGATGGCGGTTAGCGGCAACGTCTTCTGGCTGGAAAACGACGCGTACAAGCACGTCACGACGAAGACCAAGTCGGGCGGCAAGGGCGGGGGAAGCAAGCAGACAAACGTCGCGCACAGCTACTACGCGACCTTTGCGCTGAGCGTCGACGACGCGCGCAGCAAGGGCGCACCGCTGGCCGGTATCCGCCGTATCTGGCTCGGTGGCCAGCTGTGGTACGACGCCGGCTCAGACGACCCGGACACGATTGCGGCGAGCAACGCGGCGGCAAGCGGCTTTCGCTTCTATCCCGGCAGCGACACGCAACAACCAGACCCGCGCATGCAGGCGACGCTGGGTGTTGGGAGCACGTCCGGCTGGCCTGGCCTGGCGTACATCGTCTTCTATGACCTGCCGCTGGAGAGCTACCAGAACACGCTGGCTGGGGTGCAAGCAAAGGTGGAGCTGATGCAGTCTACGGTGCCGGCGCAATGGACGGCGACGCAATATAGCCTCCCCGCATCGGACACCTGGGCGTGCATGGCCGCGTCGCCGACGACGGCGGTCGCGATGTCGAATGGCGCCTTCGGGTCGAACCGCGTCGCGGTCACGCAGGACGGCAGAACCTGGGCTGCGCGCACCCGGCGGGCGGGCGCCGGTTACGACTGTATGGCGTGGGGCGGCGGTGTCTTCATCACCATGCAGGCGGGCACGGGATGTGACCGATCGTTTGATGATGGCAATACCTGGCTGCCGCAGGACTCGGTTCCGGCGCGTGACTGGGTGGCAAACCCGGTCAATCCATATCCCCCGTACTCTGGGTCAAACTATGCCGGAATTGCCTACGGCGGCGGGAAGTTCTGCGCCGTTGCGAGCAACATTAGCGCGACGACTGACGACGGCGGCGTAAATTGGCGTAAGGGGGCCATGCCATCTTCCGGGTATGGTGCTGTGGCTCACAATGGGACGATATTCTGCGCGCTGAAAGGCGGCACCAATCTCTGCGCGACGTCTGCAGACGGTCAAACATGGACGCAACGCATCATGGCGGCTGTTGGAAACTGGGGCAGTATCGCTTATGGTGCCGGTCTTTTCGTCGCGGTCGGATATTCAGGTGGCTCGCCGATACAAACCTCGCCAGATGGCGTCACCTGGACAGAGCGGACGGCCGGCGGGCTGAACTACAAGTCGGTCGTCTGGAACAGAGATCACTTTGTGGCCATCGGCTATGGCAGCGCCCTGGCTTCCGTGTCGCTGGACGGCATTACGTGGTTTAACATCGCCATGCCGTCGTCTCAGCTGTGGCTCTCCGGGTGCTCGTTCCTCGGCCAGGTGCTGGTGTCTGCATACACGTCTGCGGCGGCTGCGTTGATCAACGTGCGTCGCATCGGCGCCGGGGCGCTTCTCTCGGATGTCGTCGCCGCCGAGTGCCTGCAAGCGACCTCTCTGACGCTCGCTGACCTCGATGTCGGCGCGCTTACGCCGGTGGTCAGCGGCTATCGGGTCAGCCGCCTGGGGCCGATCCGCAGCTCGCTGGAAGTGCTGCGCGATGCCTGGCCATTCGACATCCGCATGAACGGCTATAAAATCCAGTTCGTCATGCGCGGCGGCGCCAGTGTGGCGACTATCCCGGCGGCGGATCTGGATGCTCGGGTCGAAGGCGCCGAGCCAGGCGTGCAGATCAGCCTGCCGCGTGAAATGGACTCGCAGCTGCCGCGTGTGTTGTGGGTCAATCACATCGATGGCGCGCGCGAGTACGAGCCAGGCGCGCAGTACGCCGAGCGGCTCAATTCGTCGGCGGTCAATGTGGAGGCGATCGAGTTGCCGATCGTGATGACGCCGACCGAGGCGGCCGGCAAGGCGCAGGTGTTGCTCGGCGTGCGATGGCTGGAGCGCAACGACGTGGTGTTCAACCTGCCGCCGACTTACCGGCGCCTGCAGCCGGCCGATGTGGTCAGCCTGACGGCCCCTGATGGCGTTCTCGCGGTGCGCCTGACGCGCATCAACAACACCAGCGACGGGCGGGTCGAATGTGCGGGCAAGATGGCCAACGCGACGGTCTACACGCCGACCGCCAGCGGGGCATCCGGGCAATCGACCGGCGTGGCGACCATCCCTCTGGCGGGTCCTTCCGTCTATCAACTTCTGGACATCCCTCTACTCCACGACGTGCAGGCAGCGGCCGGCTTTCCGGTGGCCATGTGCGGCCCGAGCAGCGGCTGGCGTGGGGGCGTTCTGGTGCAGTCCGCGGATGCCGGCGGCACCTGGTCGGCGATCGCCGACTTCGCCCCGCCAGGCTCGACATTCGGTACGGCGACCAATGCCATCGGGGCTGCCGAAGCGCGCCTGCTCGACACCGCCAGCCGGCTGACAGTGGTGCTCACAAAAGGCGAGCTTTTCGACTGCACCGAGCTGTCCATGCTCGGCGGCGCCAATCATTTCGCGTATGGCGCCGACGGCCGCTGGGAGATCATTGCCGCCAAGACCTGCGCCCTGCAGAGCGGGTCGACATACGTGCTCAGCGGCCTGCTCAGGGGGCGCTATGGGACCGAGCAATACATGGGTAGCCACGTCGGCGGCGACGTCGTTGTGCTGCTCGATATCGATGAGCTCGGTATTGTCTCGATGGCCAGCAGCACTATCGGCGCGGCCCGCGACTACCGCGGCATCAGTGTCGGCGCCGACATCAGCAGCGATGTCGACCGCTCCTTCACCTATCGCGCCGTCAACCTGACCCCGCTCGCCCCGATCTCCCTGACTGGCCGCCGCGACCCGACGAGCGGGGACTGGACGCTGCTCTGGGTGCGTCGCACGAGGACCGGCGGCGAGTGGCGAGACTACGTCGACGCCGAACTCGGCGAGACCGTGGAGCAGTACCAGATCGACATCTGCAGCGACGGCACGTACGCCGTCGTCAAGCGCACTCTGACCGTCAGTGCGCCCGCTGCCGAGTACCTCAGTGCCGACCAGGTGACCGACTTCGGCGCCAACCAGGCGACCCTCTATCTGCGCATCTGCCAGATGTCCGCCAGCGTCGGCCGCGGCTACCCCTTGACTGCCACCATAACGAGGTAAAAAAGTGTCGATTCTTGACCTGCTCTCCCAGTCCCAGGCCGGCAAAGAGGTGACCGCCAATCGCCTCTTCGAGGCCAGCCTCCCGGCCATGCTTTTTGCCCGCCGCGAAGGCCAAAGCAGCGGCCTTAATCACTTCTTCTATGGCGGCATCCTGGCCGTTGATGGCGTCATAACAACCATCGCCAACAACGCCGCGGCGCTCGTTCTGTCGGCAAGCGCGACCAACTACATAGAAGCCTCGCGTAGTGGCACGGTGACCAAGAACACCACCGGCTTCACCCCCGGTTCCATCCCCCTCTACATCGCCGTCACCAACGCCACCACCGTGACCACATTGACGGACCAGCGAGCCTGGGTGCAGCCCGTCCATATCACCCAGCGCGCGAGTGTCGCGGTCACCGCCGCGGACGTCACCCTGACCGCAGCAGAAGCCCGCTGTAACTACCTAACCATTACTGGTGCCCTAACCAATAACCGCGCCGTGATCGTACCCAACGACTGGCAAGGAATCGTGTTCTGCAACAACTCCGGAGCCTTCACCACGACGATCAAAACAGCCGCCGGGGCAGGCATTGTAGTGGGCCAAACCAAGCGCGCAATGCTCCTCGCTGACGGGGTAAATGTGGTTCGCCTGACCGCTGACATTTAACGCGTGTTTTGAAGCCCTTCAGCAGCCCTTCAGCAGCCCGCTAGAAAGTAACCGTAACGCATAAAGCGGCTGTTAAGTTTGTGCCAACTACCACCATAAAGTTGTGCCAACTAGCGCCGCGCTTTACAATCTGGGTGAAGACCGGGCATTTGCCTGTTGCGCCCAACAGGCGGTGAGTGGTTTGCCGCGTGCGCGGCCGGAAATCCAAATGCGGTGAACGAATCCAGCAAGGCAGTGTGCCAGATCTAAG